CAATGATTGTTGAATTGCCTTCTTCAGTAAAGAAAAAAGACTTGGTACTAGGGTTAAAATTTGGGGTATCTTGACAGTCATTTAGAACATTTCTTGTTTTAAAGCAAGCGTTTGCATTATTTAAACTTGCTGTGCAAGGTGACGCGCCATAAGTAAGGTCACAGTATTGCGTTTGAATCTCTACCGTTGCAAAAACATCCGAACCGGCTAACTGTGTTGATTGTACTGTCATGACCAACTTCTCGCTTTTGTTTTAATTGGCAAGGAATAAAGGTGATTATTGTTAATTGAAACGCCTTTTTGTTGTCCCTCTGGCAAACAGTAAGCAGCCAGATTTTCACCTGATGTTGAATATCTGTAATAGAAAATGAAAGGTGATTTTACCCCTTCAAGTATTCTTGCAGCATAATTATCAACGTATGACTTGTTAAGATTTTTTAAGTTAATACTAAAATCATCAAAGGATTGTTCAAACTGTTTGGTATGATAGTTTTTGCCATACGTTCCTTTTGCTCTAGGCTCAATCATATCGCCAACAATATAAGAGAAAGAAGCTGATAATGTTGGTGGGTATACAACATCGCAGAAACTAAACAAACCAATCTTAAAATTTGCTTGTACATTTTTAAATTGGATTTTCCAATATTTTTTACCACCTGAAACAACAGACAAAACTCTGTCCGAGTCACTGTTAAAGTTTGTGCTTGTTGAGTTGCTTACCTCTGTAAATGTCACGCCGTCATTACTTACTGAAATAACCCAACCATCTGTTTGTGTTGATATGTTGTGGTTCCCAAAAGAAACCCAGCTAGTAGATTTGGGCGCTTTAAATTCAAAGGTAAATTCTGGATACTGATCGCCAGCGCTTAACTGACTGCCGTCATTGTCAAAGGTTTTATATATATCACCAAGGGACCAATTTACCAAAGACTTAATTTGCCTAGCGCTTATTGGTGTCCCTTGTGTTAGCCCGGATCCAGAATCGTAATAATTATAGCCTGTGATGCTGTCAATATTATCAAGCGTAAGGCTGTTAAAAAAGAATCTAGTCGACATATACTTTAGCCTGTGCGTTGATGCTTATATCATACAAATGATTTTTATTTATTTTTGGGCTTTTTATTTTTTTAGTAAGCCAGCAGAAAGGAACTAATGGCAAGTTTCCCGAATCATCAAAGATAAAAAAAGGATTTTTTGATACATCATCTGCAATGTTTTGAAAGTTTGTGTCAATAAATTCTTTTGTTTGATTCTTCAATTTTAAATCAATCTTGCTTGGCAGAACTTTTGAGCTTGTGGCAATAACAAGCCCCGTGTCTGAACGCTGATGTTTTGTTTTGTATGATTTGCCATAAGGAATATTAAAAGGTGCTTCCAGTTCGCGCAATTCTGTTGACTTGCCTATTTGAACATATGAAAGCCGCAAAAGTCTTGAGCCTTTGGCGACGAAATCTGTTCTATTTAACCTATAAGTAAAAACAATAAAATCATTTGCAGATAAAACTTTTTTATTAAATTTTAAAACAAAATTTTTGTTTTCTGTTGTTGTTGGGTAATGCGTGGCAAGTGTTGTTTGTACTCCTGATGAAACGTGACTTATTTTTACATATTCTAAAGCTTGGACCAATACCCCGCCATAGCTTACTTGCAAGGAAAAGTTATGTTTGTTAAATGCTGCATAATCAACCGTAGTTTCTTTCTCTGCTTTATAATAAACATTAATATCTTGGTAAGGCAATAAATGACCGGGATCAGTACTTGAATATATTATTATCAGGTCTGTTGAGCTAAATTCTCTTGGGTCTGTTGTTTTTAAATAATCCGTCAACCGTGTTGAAGATGCAAGACTTCCTGAACCGGTTGTTAAATTATTAATAGAAAGATTTCCGTTTGCATATTGGTCGTTATGTAATAAGTAAGTGCTCATCTACCCACCCACAAAGTTAACATCGTAGTTCACTGCAATATCTTCTTCGCGTAGTTTCTCGATGAAGTCCCTGATGACAGATGGCGTGAAAGGGTCTGATGCTGTTACTGTAACTTCCTGTCTGAATGGTGTTGCTGTTTCTTCAAAGTCAAGATCAGGTGCAGCTAGTTCAGGTTCCGCTGGTGCTGATGCCGCTGATACTGATGGGCCTGATGGTGCGCTTCCCGCCGATACTCCGCCGCCGCCGCTAAACTTTCTAGCCTTGATTGCTTTAACTTGCATTGCACCCATTGCTACCGCCGCGCCAGCCGCAATTGGGGCCAGTGCTGGCCCAACTATAGGAATGCTAACCACAGATTTATAGGCACCTATCGCCGCTGCATAAGTGTCAGTAACCGCCGCTGATATATCCATTGCCTTCTTAATGCTGAAAGCTGCGCGGCTGTTCTTGGCCAGTTCATTCAATCCATTTTTGAAGAAAGCTTTTGTTTTATCTCTTTCTGATTTTTGTGAGTTCTGAGTATTTTTTAATTCATTTTTTTCTGCAAGTTGTTTTTTCTTCAGCCTTTCCTTTTCGCCAGCATCAGTGATTTTTGAAAGTTCTTCCTGATGTCTAGTGTTCATGTCAAGCACTTCTTGACCATGCTGTGCTTCTAGTTCTTTGTCTCCATTTTTCCAGAACTCTTTAATGCTGAACTTGTTTGCAAGTAGCGTGTCTAGCAAGCCAAGTTCTTTTCCAGCCTTTTCTTCGCCGCCTTCGCCTTCACCTTCCGCTGTTGGCGCTGGGTCTTTCTCACCAACCGCCGCTTCTGCCGCTGCAAGGGCAATCGCATCCATCTTGGCGCGAACCTGATCAATCATCAATTGAATAGATTCATCCGTCACAGGTGTAAGCATAGCTTCTGTTAAAGCTGTATTTGCTTCCAATCCCAATGCTTGCAGGTTTGTGATAAGTGTGTCAATGCTAGAAGATACTGCTCCGCTTTCACCAATTGATGCAATTTGTGTTTTTGTATCTTCAAGTTGTTGGTTGAAGAATGCAGCAGATTCAGAACCTTCGCCAAAACCTAAAAGAGAAAAGATGCCTTTCTTTCTTTCTATAGAAACAAGTTTGTTTTCTAGGTCTTCAAGCTTGCCGGGTGCATTGGTTATTTTATCAATGAATTCTTGCGCGGATTTGGTGATAGAAGAAAAGCTTTGTAGTATTGATACACTGCCATTGATTGCGCCAAGTGTAAATTTCTTAAATGCAATTCGCATTTCTAAAAATTTAACAATAACGAACTTAGCAAAACCCAAAAGCTTTGTAAAAAGAATTTCAGCAATCTTGCCAAAACCACCTTGCTCTTTTGCATAGTCACTGAATTTATCAGAAATCAATTTGACCGCTGGTGCAAGTTCAACAACAAATGATTGGGCAAATGATTTGACGTTTTCACGCGCAAGCAAGAAAGCATCATTGGCTTGTTCTACCCTTGAAATCTCAAGGCGGGTGAGTGACAAACCGAAGGCGTCCATGTCAGCTTCAATCTTTTCAAGACCTGCGCTGCCAAGGGCTAAAGTGTTGACCAGTGCAACACCTTCAGAATCAAACAGCTTCATGGCTAGTCTGACTTTTTCGCCGCTTTCGCTGACATCGCCCATAGCATCTGCAATGCGCTTGAATTGTTCATCAACTGGAAGTTCTGCAAGTTCCTTGGCTTCTAGTCCAAGCTGGGCAATCGCTCCCTTGGCCTCACCTGTACCAAGGCTGGCTTCTTGAACCCTGCGAACCATACGCTGAAGGGCCATGTTTGTAGTGTCTATGCTTACACCTGTGAGCTGTGCCGCTCTTTGCATTGCCTGAAGCTTTGCGGGCATTACTCCAAGCTTGTCAGATGTCTTGCCAAGGGCATCAGTTGTTTGCATTGTTTTGACAGTCAAAGCAGCCAAGGCAATGCCAGCCGCACCTGTACCAATCGTAATGCCTTTGCCTAAAGACTTAAATAAACCGCCAAGCTTTTTTAATTTGCTGCCGCTCTTTTTAGTAAACTTGCCAATCTTCTTCTGAGATTGTTCAAGCTTCTTGATCAGAACTTCATTTTCAGCGGTTAGCTTTAAATTGATTTTGGCTAAATCTTTGGCCATCTTTATTTCCTTTGGGCTAAGGCTTGCAGTGATGCAAGGGTGGTGTTTGTTGTGTCTGTGCTTCTTTGTTCCTTGGTCTTGAACATGAAATCATCAGGCTTTTTGCTTTTGCCCTTTCCTGCGTTTACATTCCACAGGATTGAACACAACATAGCAGCGTGGTAATTGTCACGCCAAACGCCAAAAGGGTTTTCCGAATAGTATTTTTTCCAGCTTGCGAGTTCCCTTGAAGTCATTTCTGATTCAAGCCTTGCAACCGTCATCCCTAGTTCAAGTGATAACGTGTGCAAGAAGCCCACCTCTGGATCTAATGCTTTTTTTCTTCTTCAGCCTCATCATCAAGCCCGCTGAGTTTTACAATCTCAGGAACTATCTTATTGATTACGTCCATTGGAACCTGATCAAGAATTTCATCTTCAGACATAGCAGAAAATTGCTCTGTTCCTTGTTGCAACAGAACAGCCATTTGTAATAATTCATCAGAAGATTTGTCATTGATAGCATTTTGAAACTTGCGGAAACCGCCCGCGCTGAGTTCCTTAATGTCTATCATCTGGCCTAAAACTTGGATTTGCTTTTTCTTGAATGTGAACATGGTATGGGTTGCCTTTTATAATTAAAGAAACAAGGGGCTTTCGCCCCCGTTTATATTAAGATACTAAAATCGGACCGCTTATTTTGAACGTGTAAGCAATGCTGTTTTTATCATCAATCGCTGGTGTGATCTCATAACCTAAGTTCACAACTTGAAATCTGTAAGTGATTGTGCTGGTGCCATCAGTTGTGGTGAACTGCATTCCGAAAGTCTTGCCTGATCCGTTAAACCCAGCACCCGTTAAAAGATCCTGTGTCGCATTATCGGCCAAGAAGTTTGATGTCACTGATATTTCAGAACCGTCACCAAGACCGCCAATGTATTCCTTTGAACTTGATGCAAAGTGTGTAACATCGACCAATGGCACAGTTGCGCCAAGGCCAGAAACTTCTGTTACTTCTGGAATAAGAACGTATGTGGAACTACCATCAGTGTCTATGCTGAAGGTCCATCCTTTGATGTATGCTGAAGTTGACATATTTGTTGCCTCGTTAAAAAGTTAATTAATTGTTGTAAGAAAAAATGACCGTTAAGGAAACGCCAAAGCAATCCGCTGTTGGATCATAGACTGTCGCCTTGTCAATCAATTGCGTGTCTTGAACATACTGCCCCCCAGGTATTAAAAAACCTTGAAAATCTGAAAGTAAGGTTTCTAATGCCTGAGATGTTTCTATCGCTGACAATGCAGTTTTCGACACGCTTACAAAATTCACGCGGCCTTGATAGAAATTCGTTTCACCATCCATTGAATCATCGTACTCAACAGAATCTAGGTTATATATTATAGCGTCATCAGTATAGTCAACAGGAACTATGATGGGAAAAACCTTGGTGGTCATGTTCGCTGTGATGAACTGATAAAGTTGGTCTAATCTCATTGGGTCGCCTTCAATACTCTTTCGCGTAGTGCGCTGGTGAATGAAGCAGGAACAGCACCAACCGTTTGATCATATGATTTCTTCAACCAAGGTCTAGGTGCAACCCTGCCGCCGTTTCTTGTCTTGTGTCCTTGCTCAACAAACTGGACCGCATAATAGGCTGACTTTTTAACACCAACCGCAACAAGTGCAGTATTGTTGTTTTTCCTTGGAAATCTAACCAAGGTGATTGATCGCTTGGTGAATCCGGGCGCAACTAAATTGCCCCTGTACGTCCTATGGTCAACTGATCCAACTGGTGCGTTGTTCTTCGCCGCCGCTCTCATTTTGCGGCCAGATACCGCCAAGGCTTGTGACATTGCCCGCCAGCCAAGTTTGCCCGCCAGCTTTTCCAACTGCATCTGTGTTTCTGCTAAACCCTCAACCTTCATGAATGCGTCACGCCTCGACTTCTGTATAGGCATTTCAAAGTAATGTCTGTATTTAAACCCATGACATTATCGACGCTGACAATATCATAAACATCTTGGTTTTCAGTATTCACAACTCTATCGGCTGTGTTCGCTTGCTTTGTGCCTGAATCATATCTGACTTTTATATCAAACATATTGGTCGCAATTTCACCCGTGGTGCTTACAGTCTCGCCGCCCGCTGTCATCCTGATTGATGATTTGCGAGTAGCCAGAACAGTCCAAGATTCTGTTTCTTGGCCCATGTTGTCCTGCGTTGAAACTCTGCGCTGTATCTCAATGCGCTTGTTCAATTGCCCCGCTGGTATCATTGGCTAACACCTGCAACCTGATACCCATAATCATTGCGGTAAACAACCCTGTACTTGTCCAAGAATTCAGTGACTCCCATTGGCAAGGTTGACGCGATTGTACCCACCACAACAGATTCCCTGTTCTTGTATTGATGCCCAACAAGCAAAGCCACAGCGTTGATGATTGCATCAGGAACACTGGCAGATGTAGCGCCAAAGCCTTCAACAACTGTGAAGGTCATATTGTTAAAACCTTTCTGTCTTATTGTTGGCCATGTGTTAACAGGTGCAACACGTAAAGGCATCCCCTCATAATCAATAAAGAAATCATTCAAGCTTGCAGTGATAAGCAAATCACTTGAATCTGTATATGTGATTAATGTGATGCTTGTTGCTGAGTGGCTTGGAATTTCTAAATACTTTAAGTCAATTTGCAATTCATCAAGCGAATATTCAGCCGTTTGTTCTATAAAGAATCGGCCCGTGTATTGTTGACAAAAATCTTCAGCGCTGTTGATCATAACTTGAATCAAAGCATCATCTTCAGTTGTTTCAATGGCAAGTCTTGCCTTGGCTTCAGCAACCGTCATCACTGATGCAGTTGGTGCAACCGTCAACTTTCTTTTGATTTGATTCTTGTATTTCATCAGCAGCCCTATTAATAAAAAAAGACTAGGGGACAATATGCCCCCCAGCCAAGTCTGACAATTAAACGTCAGTAACGATGTCGCCAGCAACAACCGCAGAAGGTGCGAATGTAGCATAAGCGCCGCGAACCTGTGCACGGATAGTGACAAGGTTGCTTTGCACGTTAGCTTCATCTTGTTCAAACATTTCAACAGTTGTGTTGTCGCGCATGAATAAAGTTGAAGCAGTTGCCCAATCGCCAGCAATTGCAGTGTTTGCAGGTACTAGGTTTGAAGCGATGATTGGAACACCCCAAGCAACAGGCAAGTTGAACGCTCGCGGATCAGAACCGATAAAGATACCAGTTTGGTCAGTTTGCAAATCAATTCGCTGAATGTCAGCAGGGTTCATGTAGAACGCTGAAGCTTCATAACCAGACTGCTGAAGCGTAGTCAACATTACACGTAAACGGCCAAGGTAATCATCATTTGTTGCAGCAGTGAAAGTCTGTGCTGTGTAGTTGCCAGCCTGTAAAATACCTGAAAGGCTTGGGCTAGTACCAGAACCATTGATCACTTCGTTTTCTAACTTACGACGAACAAAGTAAGAAAGACGGTTATCAATGAAAGACATCATTGCTGGTGCGTCATCACGAGTCTGTTTTGAGACTTTCAAGAAAGTACCAATCAACTGAACTGGTGCTTGCTTTAAAGTGAATTCAAGTGCAGATGCAGGTAATGCATTCGCTTCAGCAACAGCATCAGCGCCATTTGTTGAAGTAGTTTCTTGTGCGTATTCAACCAAGTTGCTTGCAGTTGAACCAGTAGTGATTGAATCTAAGATGCCATAACGTACAAAGTCAGCACCATAAGCACCCGGTAAACGCTGTGAAGCAACTTCAGCAGAAGTTAAATCACTGTTGTCAGCAGGGGCAGAAACAATTGTATTGCCTTGAACGTCAATGAAAGTTGACTTGCCGCCATTCTGGTAAGCTTTGAAGCCTTCAGAATTGACAACCTGAGCGCCTAAAGATGAACGTGCATGAGCTGCTTCAATCGCTGCTTCGCGGCTTGATGCAGAAACTTGTTCAGCTTTCAACAAAGAAGCATTCACTTCTTCAATTTTACCTTCTAAAGCTTTTAGGCTTTCAGAATTCTTTGCACCGATCTTGCCGTGCGCTGCAACTTCTTCATTGGTTTTTGCAATGAAGCTTGTGATTTCGCCTGATAAGGCTTCAATTTCTTTACTCATTTTATTTAATCCTATTTGATTTGATTTGATTGTAATGCTTTCATAAGGCTTTCAATTGCGTCACTCTCTGACGCTTTTTCATCGGGTTCAGCATCACGCTGCAAATCCAATTTCTTTGACGCTAAAGCCACAGCGTCTTTTCTTGAAACCCCCGCTTGTCGAAGGGATTTTTCAAAATCTCTGATGTTCTTGATTTCTGAAACATCAATCTTTTCTTTGCTCAATGCTTGGGGCATCTTTTTAAAATGTCGCTCCATGCCTTTCGCTAATGCTGCAACAGCCATTTCGTTTGTATGCGTTGCAAAGCCAAGTTCTAAAGCTTCTGAACCTGTGAGCCATGTTTCTTTGTTCACCATGTCAGAGATAATTTCTCTATCAAGTCCAGTTCGTTTGACGTATATATTGATCAAGGTTTCTTGTATCTTGTCCAAGACATCAGCCGTTGACCGCATTTCATCAGCGTCACCCACAGCACCCGACCAAGGCGAATGAATCATCAAGAACCCATCTTCAGGGATCGTGATTGTATCGCCAGCCATTGCAATCACAGAAGCAGATGATGCAGCTATGCCAAGGACTTCAATGTTTACCGTGGCCTTGTGCGAACTCAGATAATTGTAAATGGCTAAACCGTCAAAGACTGATCCGCCCGGGGAGTTGATTGTAAGGTTGATTGATTCAACGTCATCATATTCTTTGACATCGTTGATGAATGCTTCAGCGCTTGTGCCGTATATGCCGATTTCATCAAGGATTGAAAGTTCAAGCCCTTCATCTGTCTTGGTTGCGTTATACCAATTTTTCATTCTTAAACCTCATTTCCTGATTCTGATCCAAGATCAACCAAAGGTGCAAGGTTGACTTGCGCTGTCAGTTCATCTGCGTTATCCATTGCTGAAAGATTCAACCGTGATCGCGCTTCGTTGCGTGTCATGATTCCGTTGGTGACAAGCTTTGAAAGAAATTCAGCTTGCCCTTTTGAGTCAGCCCGCATGAACTGTGTAGTGTCAAACTTAATGCGAACGCCTGAACCTGGGGAAGTCAAAGACCTTTCAAGGCGCTGTTCAATTCTTGTGAGCAATGGAGAAAGCCCAGTTGATAACCAACCAAGTTTGATTTGCTCAATGCCGCTGCCCCATGTTGTCCCGGCTGTTGTGTCATTAATCAACACGCTTGGGATTGCATAGAATCTGGCAATGTCTTCAAGGTTGTATCTTTTGTTTTCCAATAGTTGCATTGCTTCAGGTGAAAGCTGTACCTGTTGATATTTCATGCCAGCTTCAAGCACCAAGGTTCTGTGCGCGTTGCTTGTGCCATCCGACATATTGGCAAATCGGCCCATGACCTGTGAATGCTGTGCATCAGTCAGAACCATATCTGTTGACATTACACCAGATGGCTTGGCACCTGATTGAAAATATCTGCTTGCAAAATCTTCGCTTGCTAGTTGGTTACTGATGCTGCCCGCTGCGTATTCAATGGGATTCAAGCCAACAATGCCGTTGCCCATGAACCTAAAATGAATGACTTCATCAGTTGGCAAGACTCTCGGAATACCATCTGATCCTGTGTATCGATATTCCACAACACCATCAACCATGCTGACTTCCATTTGAGCAGAAGCCAAAGGTTCAATTGCAATCAGTTGATCACCTGCGCCGCGCCTGATCTGGCTGTATGCGTTGCCGTTGGTGTTCAAGTTTAATAACAATGTTTCTTTAAACTCAACAGGTGTATCAATTGCGTTGGGTGTTGATCCCAAGATGGTTGCAAGGCGTGAAGTTGTATCTTCAACAAGTGAGCCATCAACTGTGTTGTACACCTTCAGGGGAAGCGATGAAACGGTTTCTGTCAGTAGTTTAACGCAAGCGTAAACCGCTGAAACTTGAAGCGCCGAATCAACTGTGACTGACTTGGGTTTGATGACGCCTGAACTGGGTGGGGTTGTACTCTGCCCGCCGTTTTGTTGCTGGGTCGCTGAGTTTGAAAAAACCCCAGATAACCATCTTGTCCATTTTGCCATGTTATAAACCTATTGAGATGGGTTCTGAATTCAAGAACCTATCAAGCGAATTTTCAGAAACGCCTGAAGAAAGAAAGCGATTCATTGCTATTATCAAGGCAACCACACCATCAATCTTGTTGGCTTTCTGGTTCCTTGATTTTCTTGGGTATATGTTTTCGTTTCTATCTTCCTGACAAGTGACGTTTGAAAACATCCAAGTCAAGATAGGGCAACCGTCATAATGGAACCTTCCCGCCCTAATCAATGCGTCAATTTCCTTCATTGGTTCAGATAAATACCTGACAGTTTGGGGAACCTCAACCATTATAACACCCTTTTGTGTTAGTTCCGAAGTGAACTGATTGGCGTTGTAGGGATCATATCCGCATTCTCTGAGTTGATAATCTTCAGCATCTTTCATGAAGTCATCAAGGATCTGTTGGTAATCTGTGATATTGCCATCAGTCACGCTGATCTTTCCGTCATCAGCCCATGCCCGGTAAGCCGCATTTTGAGAATCCGCAACAGTATCTTCTGGCAAGTAGTGTCTTCCAAAGGCGTATATGTGAGTAAGCCCATCAATGATCTTGGGGAAGATAATCATATCTGATGCAAAGTCAGCCTTTGATGCAAGGTCAGTTCCCTTGTATGCAACTTCGCCCTTGAAGTCATCAATGCAAAGGCTAGGATCAGCGCACCTGTTCAAAGCTGCCATGTCAATCCATGCGCTTTCAGTGTTAGTCCATACGCAAAGATGCTTGGTAAGAAAGTTATTTCTTGTCTTGGTGTCCTGCCTTGCCCGCTCCGCTGCCTTCTCTATGAACTCAGGTCTGACAGATACGCCCCAGTTTGGGTTTGCTTTCTGCCATATAGCAGGATCAGTGAACAGTGAATCAAGGTCTTTTAAATCCCCCGGGTCAACTGTGTAGATCACCGTAAAAAGGTTGTCAGCCGTTGCCGCACCATCCAATACCTTAATTGCAAAGTCGCGCTTTTCAAAGCAGATGCCAGAAGTGTTAAAGCCCGCTGTTGTGATTGACCACAGAAGCGGCTGGGTTCTTGCTCCCATTGATGATTCTATAACGTCGAACAGGTCACGGGTTTTGTGCGCGTGCAGTTCATCAATCAATGCTGCGTGGGTGTTCAGCCCGTCATGGTTGCCGCCCTGTTCCCTTGATAGGGCTTTCATCACAGAACTTGTTTGAAAAACGTGGATTGAATGCGCTGATGTTTCTACTCCAAGGGTTTCTTTCAAGCCTGAACATTTGTCAACCATCCGTCTTGAATCATTCCAAACCAGTTTGGCCTGTTCCCTATCTGATGCACAACAGTAAACCTCCGCACCTTCTTCTTGATCAGCCGCTAAAAGGTAAAGGCCCGCACCTGACAGCAAGGTTGATTTGCCATTCTTGCGCCCCAGTTCTTGATACACTTCAGAGAATCGGCGCAACCCGGTTGACTTGTGAACCCATCCAAAGATGTTGCAAAGGGTGAAAGCTTGCCAAGGTTCAAGCTGAAGGTTCTTTTTCTGGCGGGCAAGTTCGCCTTTGATGTGTGGGAGTAGTTCAACAAACCTGCAAACGCGATTAGCAAGTTCAGTGTTGTATTCATACGGCCATTCTGTTGATGCCCTTGTAAGGTCGTCAAGGTATCGTTGAGCCGCTTTCTTCATGTAGATGCAAGATGGGATTGCCTCTGACAGAATGTCTTCAGCGTACAGGTGTGCCATTTCATGATGTTTCAAAATTCAGACCAAGGGTTTTT